ACCTTGAGTTTCTTTCAGAATGAAAGCAAACTTCATTCTTGAAAGCTGTGTGTAACTTTTTTGTTGTCAACCTTCAATTTCTTATAACAATATTATACTTCAGTCAAAACGTGAAAAAAGCGGCCCTAGGGCCTCCCCACGACAGAGAGTGAAACATGTGTTAGATACTATACAACGGTAACGGGAGGGAGAAACGACAACCCAAAAAGCGCAGACAGAAGAGGCGGCAATACCATAGGTGGGAACCCAAGCTATACTTTTATATCTTGTTCGTGGTCTACCAGTAAACGTTACAGGTTATAATAGTGATGAGGGAAGGAGGAGAAGATGGATAACGAACGAGAAGTTGACAACCGCCTCTGGATCCCTGATGAGGCGATCGCGGCGCTCAAGTCTGAGCGTGCGATGCTGGAACCGAAGAGTGACATCGAGTTCACCCGTGAGCTGTTCCGGCAGAACGCGCCTGCGGCTGCTGCCAGCATCGTCCACCTTGCACTTCACAGCACCAACGAGCGTGTCCGGAGTGACAACGCTCGCTATGTCGTCGAGCGAGTCCTGGGACGTCCTGGTGAAGAGAACCCGCACGGTAGGACTCCGCTCGAAGCCCTGATGGAAGGTGTGCTGTCCGTCACGGAGGAGCCTGCAAGTGGCAACTAGGACTGTCAAGGTTGACACCGTTCGGCCTTTGGATCCGTCGGGTACTATGTACGGAGTGACGTTTTCGGAGTATGTACCCGACGGTCAGGCCTCAAAAGGAGCAGTTACCTTGGCTATCGCCGTTCCGTTGTCCGAGGCGGAAACGATGAGTATCGGCAAGCAGTACACGCTGACGTTGGAGGAGGTGACGGAGTGACGAGCGAAGGCAGTTCTGAGTTTGACGCTGGCACTGAGCAAGGCGGCGAGGAGGCCCCTGTGGTGTCCGAAGCGACGGAGGCCGCGGTGCCGGAAAGTGATGTGTCGGTGGCCTACAACCACGACGACCCGAGGTTCGGTTCGCTCGAGGGTGACGGTACGGAAGTGGAGGAAGGTGAGGACGATGCCACTTCGTAACAACACCAAGCAGAAGGACCAGGGTTGGAACACCGTGGCCTATCGTGACGCCACGGGTACCACGTACAACGGTCGCATTGAAGCGCAGGATGTGACGCGAGCTGCTGCGCCTGCTGGTGCGGGTAGCGCGACGGCTGCGACTGGTGGTTCACTGGTGCCGGCGACGTACGGTTACCGGCTGACGAAGGTGATCGGTGGGATCGAGTCGCTCGCGACTGCGGGTGGTGCGATTTCGCAGGTTGTGCCTGCCGGTACCAACACCAACACGGTGACGATCACCTGGACTGCGGATGCTTCGGCGACGGCCTGGAACGTGTACGGTCGCGTTGGAGGTTCGGAGACGCTGCTCGCGACGGTGGCTGCGGGAAGCACGCAGTACGTTGACACGGGTGCTGCGACGCCGGGAAGTGCTACGCCGCCTGCGGGACAGCTTGCGGCCAACTCGGTGAATGTACGCGTGCCTGGACTGGGTGTCGTGAGGGGTATCCAGCCTGCGACGGCGTTGCGCCAGAGCAACCGCTACTACAACCGGCCGTACTAGGAGCGATCATGACGATGAGTCTGAACGCCTTTCACTGGTTGACGGTGCTCCTGCTGTTCCTGATCCTGTTGGCAGTGATCTTCGGACCCAGGTTCCGTCCGTGATAGAGAGGAGGCAGTCATGCCGGCAGGAGTAGTCATCGACAAGGCTGCCTTCTTTCGGAAGATCGGCTACAAGCCGCACCCGCAACAGATCCTGTACCACGATAGCCTGGCGCGATTCCGTACGGCGACCTGCGGGCGTCGATTCGGGAAGAGCACGATGGCGGGGCGGGATCTGGAGCCCAAGCTCTTTCTCCCCGACAAGATGTACTGGATCGTAGGACCTACCTACGACCTCGGGGAGAAGGAGTTTCGGGTCATCTGGGACGATCTGATCGTCAAGATGGGCCTTGGACGCGACAAGCGTATCAAGAAGACGTACAACAAGAAGCAGGGCGACATGCGACTCGAGTTCCCCTGGAACACGAAGCTGTACGTTCGCTCAGCCGATCACCCCGAGAACCTGGTTGGTGATGCGCTCGACTGGGTGATCATGTCTGAGGCCGCGAAGCACAAGGAAGACACGTTCAACCGCTACATTCGTCCGGCTCTTGCAGACAAGAAGGGTGGGGCGGACTTCCCGACTACGCCAGAAGGCCACAACTGGCTGTACCACATGTGGCTTCTGGGGCAGGACAAGACACTCCCTGAGTACGAGTCGTGGCAGTTCCCGTCGTGGGCGAACACGGTTGTCTATCCTGGCGGGTTTGATGACCCGGAGATCCAGCTCCTGATCAAGACCATGTCTCCTGAAAGCTTCGCCCAAGAGATTGGCGCGGACTTCAAGAGCTTTGTCGGTAAGATCTTCCCTGAGTGGGACTCGGCGAGGCACGTCAAGAACCTTGAGTTCCACCCAGAATGGCCGAACTACATGGCTTTTGACTGGGGATACACGAACCCACTGGCTGCGGTTGAGTTCCAAGTATCGCCGTCGGACGAGATCTACGTGTGGCGAGAGCACTACTTGCCCTACACAACCGTTCCGCAGCACTGTGAGATCATGAAGAACCGGGAACACCCTCCGGGATACCACTTGGACTTGGCGTTTGGCGACGCAGCTGACCCAGAAGCTGCTGCGGTAGTCTCGCAGCTCTTGGTACAGTGCGTTACGAACCCTGAGGCCAAGACGAACTGGCGCGAAGGTATCGACCTGATGCGGTCGTTCATGCGGGATCGAGAGTATGGCGAGGACGAATACGGGGCTCCACTAGAGCGTCCTGGCTTCTACGTCGACTTCAGCTGCGTGAACACCATCGCAGAACTGGACGATTACAAGGCACCGAAGGCTGTGAATGGCAAGAACGTGCCGGAGTTTGGCATGAAGATGATGGACCACGCAATCGACGCACTACGCTACGGACTGATGCACGTGTTCCGACTCGGAGCGATCTACCAGTTGAGCGACGCTATGGTATCAACGGCGCCAGCTCCTGTCGCTATGGTCGCTCCCGGTATGAGCGGTGCAAGTGACTTCTTCTCAACCCCCGATTCGGGCGGCTTCTTTACTTCAGGCGGCGGAGGGATTTTCTGATGAGCATCTGGGATCGCATGCCCTGGACTGGTAGAGGAGCTGTATCGGCGTCCCAAAGCAATGATGGCGCCAACTTCTACGACATCTTGCGCACGCATGACTTGGTTGATGTGGTTCAGTCTGCGGATTCCGGGCCTGTGGTGGTCGTGGCGGAGAGGAACCCGTTTGCCAGAAACTTGCAGGATGCACCAGGCGAAGTCCAGTTCGCAGATCCTCGATCGACTGTCCCGCTGACAGAACTCGGCACTTCTGTCCCTTCGCCCTTCAGTAGCTGGACTCGGCAAGAGTACAATAACGAGCTGCGTGGACTACAGGGTCTTGAGAAGTACGATCACATGCGTCGTGGTGATGGTACCGTACGTGGAACACTGCGTTTGACGAAGACTCCTGTACTATCTGCGCGTTGGTTCATGGAGCCTGCAAGTGATAGTACCGTTGACCAGAACAAGGCGAAGTTTGCCTGGTGCTGCCTCACAGAGTACATGAGTGTGTCTTGGCCTCAGACTCTGACCGAGGCGCTCTTGATGCTGGACTTCGGGTACTACATGTTCGAGAAGGTCTGGGACATTCGGACGATCGGTGGCAAGGAACGAGCTGTCTGGAAGAAGCTCGCACCTCGGCATCCAATGGACGTTATCTCCTGGAACTTCGACGCAAATGGCGGGCCGCAGTCCGTCAACATGATCAACCCCGACACGCTCGATCCGGACCCGATCAACATTCCGATCGACAAATTGCTCGTGTTCTCCTTCGATAAGGAGGCAGGCAACATCGAGGGCATGAGCATCCTGCGTTCTGCGTACAAGCACTGGTATTACAAGGACAAGCTGTACATGATTGACGCCATTCAGAAGGAGCGTCACGGTATCGGC